TTTAAGTTTATGGAACAGATTGCGGTTGAAACTAAAGGTAACTTCTTTGAGTCAAGAACAATGGAATACCAAAAAGCGAAACTAAACGAAGAGTTATCATTCGATTCTGATTTTTAATTTAATACTTTTATATCTATGATGTCATTAAAAATTAAAAAAAGAGGTGGGGAGGATGTTTCATTCAACCCTCAAAAAATTTATAATAGAATTAAACGTGCCTCAAAAGGTTTGACTGTAAACTCTGATGAGATTTTCATTAAAGTAATTACATCAGTACCAACTGAAGGTAATATAACAACAAAAGAGTTAGACAAACTTGTTTATGAAATTGCAGCAGCATATACTGGAAGTCATTACGATTATTCAAGACTTGCGTCTTCAGTTGCTATCTCATCGTATCATAAAGAAACTGACCCAAGTTTTTCAAATGTAATGCATACCCTTCATGTTGATGGTATTGTTCACGATGAACTCATTGAGATGATTGAGAAGTATGGACCATCTAAAATTGATGAAGTTATCAATCATGAAAATGATTACAACTTTGATTATTTTGGATGGAGGTCATTACAAGAAATGTACTTGTTGAAAACTCCTCAGGGTAAGGTTGTTGAAAGACCACAACATATGTACATGAGAGTTGCTTTGTGGGTTACTAATTCATTTGAAGAGGCTGTAGAATATTATCATTCATTATCAAGTCAGAGAATTTCTAAGGCGACTCCAATTATGATTAACTCAGGAACCAAAGTTCCTCAGTTAGCGTCTTGTGTGTTACATTATAATAATTCAGATTCAAGAGAAGGATTACTAAAAACCTTGAATGATATTTCAACATATTCTTCAGATGCTGCGGGTATTGGATTGTGTATGTCTAATATTAGAAGTAAAGAAAGTAGAATTAAATCATCTGGTGGATTTGCTGGTGGGTTACTAAAGTATTTGAAGATTGTAAATGAGTCTTTAAGATTCTTTAACCAACAAGGAAGAAGACCTGGTAGCGCAGCTATCTACTTGGAACCGTGGCACAAAGACATTCTTGATTTATTGGAAATCAAAAAAAATACAGGAGCTGAAGAATTAAGAGCGAGAGATTTGTTCACCGCATTATGGATCCCCGATAATTTTATGAGAGCGGTCAAAAACAATGAAGATTGGTATTTGTTCTGTCCGAATGACATTATCAAAGCTGGTATTAAACCTCTACAGGAATGTTTTGGAGATGAATATGAAAGAAATTATCAGTTGGCAATTAATGCCGGAATTGGTCGTAAAGTAAAAGCTCAAGAGATTTGGAGTAAAGTTATTGAATCTCAAGTTGAAACAGGCGTTCCTTACTTATGTGCTAAGGATAGTGCGAATAAAAAAACAAACCATCAAAATATTGGTGTAATTAAACAATCTAACTTGTGTAATGAAATTTATCAGTATACTGATGAGGATACAACTGCGATTTGCACACTATCATCAATCGTTCTGAAAAACTTTATCGTTGATGGAAAGTTTGATTATAAACTTTTGATTGAAGAAGTAAAAAAGGCTGTTAGGGCGTTGAACAACGTTATTGATAAAAATAACTATTCTACTCAAAAAGGTCTCAAAGGAGGTTTAGAACAAAGAGCGATTGGTATTGGAGTACAAGGTTTAGCTGACGTATTCTGTCTTATGGATTATGTTTTCACTTCTGAAGAAGCTAAGACGTTGAATAAAAATATTTTCGAAGCAATTTATTTTGCGGCAATTACTGAAAGCAATGATTTGTGTAAGAAGGGAATCAGAAAACCTTACGAATTCTTCAAAGGTTCTCCAATGTCAAAAGGTATTTTCCAATTTGATATGTGGGAAATTAATGACTCTGAGTTATTCTTAGATTGGGAAACACTGAAGAAAGATGTTCAAGAATTTGGAGTTTGTAATTCATTGTTTACTGCTCAGATGCCAGTTGCGTCATCTGCTAAGATTACAGGATCTTTCGAGATGACTGAACCTGCTCACTCGGCACTCTTCAACCGAAGAGTTGTTGGTGGGGAAATTTTGATTGTAAACAAGTATTTGATTAATGATTTCGAAAAGATTGGTATTTGGTCTGAAGATTTGAAGAATGAAATCATTTTGAATGAAGGTTCAATACAAAATATTAACTTCAATCAATACCTCGATATTGAAGACAAAAACTATAATAAAAAGGTTAAAAGAATTGAACATCTAATTCCAAAATACAAAACAATTTGGGAAATATCACAGAGAGAGTTAATTGATATGGCGGCGGATAGAGCACCATTTATTGACCAGTCTCAGTCTATGAATATATACATGTCGAACCCTACGTTGTCTAAAATTACATCATCTCACTTTCACTCGTGGGAAAAAGGTTTGAAAACATTGTGTTATTATGTAAGGACTAAGGCAATTTCAACTGGAGCTAAACACTTAGCATTGGACTTATCAAAGACACAGACAATAAAAACAAGTGTGAATGTCCCTAAAATAGATTATAGTAGTATGAATTTACCTCCAAAACCTGAAGGAATTGAAATTGATTGTTTTGGTTGTTCTTCTTAATTAAAATTATTAATCCCGATATATATCGGGATTTTTTATTTATGGCTATTTATAAGGAAAAACAAGGGTCTTATATTTATCTTTATGGCGAATGGATTTACATATGGTATAAACTTTCCTTTCAGAGATTCAAGAAGAGGTGATTATTTAGAACTCACTCAGTTAGAATCGCAGCAAATCAAATCAGATTTGATTCACTTACTTCTAACAAGAAAAGGAAGTCGGTATTATTTACCAGATTTTGGTACTAGATTATACGAATTTTTGTTCGAGCCATTTGATGGTTTAACTTTTGATGCAATACAATCAGATATTAGGGATGCGGTTCAAAATTTTATGCCGAACCTGTTATTAAATCAAATAACAATTATACCTGCGGACCCTATGGAAGAAGTTGATACCATGCTTGGTGAAAATACAGTAGGGACAAGTGAGTCTCCAATTTATAGATTACCCGGTAAAGGGACTTCGGAATATACTGCAAAAATTAGAATAGATTACTCAAACAACAGGTCGGCTTTTGCTCAAAGTGATTTTGTTATTATTAATATTTAATATAGATGGCAAATCGTAAAATTTCATATACAACCAGAGATTATCAAGGAATAAGAACTGAGTTACTAAATTATGTAAGAACATATTATCCCGAACTGATTCAGGATTTTAATGATGCATCTGTATTCTCAGTATTTTTGGACTTGAATGCTGCGGTTGCAGATAATTTGCATTATCATATTGATAGAAGTATTCAAGAGACAGTCCTTCAATATGCTCAACAGAGATCTTCAATATACAATATTGCGAGAACTTATGGGTTGAAACTTCCAGGTCAAAGACCGTCAGTTTCTTTAGTAGATTTTTCAATCACCGTACCAGCCTTCGGAGACAAAGAGGATGAGAGATACCTCGGAACTTTGTCAAGAGGATCTCAAGTATCAGGGGCAGGTATCATATTTGAAAACATATACGATGTTGATTTCACATCACCATATAATGCTCAAGGGTTTCCTAATAGATTAAAAATACCTAACTTCAACGCAAATAATGTTTTGGTAAATTATACTATTACCAAAAGAGAATTAGTTGTTAATGGTATTACTAAAGTGTTCAAACGAGTTATTACTCCAAATGACGTAAAACCATTTTTTGAATTATTCTTACCTGAAAAAAATGTTTTGGGTATTACAAGTGTTTTACTTAAGAGTGGTACTGCTTATACTAATATACCTACAACTGCAGAATTTTTAGGAGTTTCTAACAAATGGTATGAGGTGGATGCTCTTGCAGAAGATAGAGTTTTCATTGAGGACCCTACAAAAGTATCCGACCAACCTGGTATCAAAGTTGGTAGATATATTCAAACACAAAATAGATTCATTAGTGAATATACTCCTGAAGGGTTTAAGAAATTAACTTTTGGAGGGGGCACTAATACAGCACAAGACGCTTTGAATCAATTCACGACATTAGGGGCAACAATAGACTTACAAAGATATTCAAACAATTTATCTTTAGGATCGGCTTTAACACCTAATTCTACTTTATTTGTTCAATACCGAGTGGGTGGTGGATTAGGTACTAACTTAGGAACAAATGTTATCACTCAAATTGGTTCAGTATCTTTCTTCGTTAATGGACCATCTGAACTTACAAATTCATCGGTGGTTAATTCTTTAAGATGTAATAACGTTACTGCGGCGATTGGTGGGGCTGGTTTACCTTCTTTGGAGGAAATTAGAAATTACGTCTCATTTAACTTTTCAGCACAGAAAAGAGCCGTTACAGTTCAAGATTATGAATCTATTATCAGGAACATGCCATCAGAGTTTGGTGCACCAGCAAAAGTTTCAGTTACAGAAAATAACAATAAAATTTTAATTCAATTATTATCCTATGATACTTCAGGAAAATTGACAAACATTGTTTCTAATACTTTAAAACAGAATGTTGCGACTTATCTGTCAAACTATAGGATGATGAATGATTACATATCAATTTTTACTGCCGAGGTTATTGACTTAAGTGTAGAAGTATCGATTGTATTAACTTCAGCGCAGAACTCAGGACAAGTTATTGCTGATGTTGTAGATAGAATTTCAACTTACTTCAATCCACAAGTAAGAGAGTTAGGACAAAATGTTTATTTGTCTGAAATACAAAGTATTGTACAAAATCAAAATGGAGTCCTTACAGTTGCAGGGATAAAGGTATTCAATAATGTCGGAGGTCAATATTCTTCGGCTGAAACGTCTATGCAATATTCCGATCCTGAAACAAGACAAATTGCACCTGTTGCTGATACAATTTTTGCACAACCTTCTCAAGTTTATCAAATAAGATATCCAAATAAGGATATTAAAGTTTCGGTAGTTAATTTCCAATCCACTACATTCTCTTAATAGGTTTATTATCCTATGCTTTGGTTTATAATTTACAATGTGTGTCTATTTGATTTTTTAAAAATTACACATAAACTATTTATAAATTAAAGATATTACATGGGTGATTCATATAGAATTAGGACCGAACTTGGTATTAACAAATCAATTAATGTTCAGTTAGACCAAGAGTTCGAGTTCTTAGAAATTTTATCTCTTAAAATACAACAAACAGATATCTACACAAGAAGTTGTGCGGATTATGG